AGGCCAGCGCGGCGATCCATTCCTCGGCGGCGGGACGCTCCATCTCGGCGACGGTGACGTCCGCTTCCCACCGCGCGCCCTGGTGTCGGACCAGCTGCTGCTGGAAAGTGAACGGCGACGTCGAGATGCCGACGACGTTCGACATGCGAAGCTCGACGCGCGCGTAGCCGCCGGATGTCGGGAGGGTGATGGGGTAGGAGATCGTCATGGCTCAGGTTCCCATCGCGGCGGCGAACGATCCGCCGCGCATCCTGGCGTCCGCCACCGCATCGACGGTCTGGCGCTTGATCGCCGGCATAAGCGCGGCGATCTCGGCGCGGACGGTCTGGGCGACGCCCACGCTGATCTGGATTGTCTGATTGACCACGGTGGAGCCTGTCTGCCCATTCGGGATGATGCGGCCCGACTGACCGGGCATGAATAGCTCCGGCCCCTGCTCACCGACCAGATAGGCGCTGCCCGCCTCGACCGGCCCGCCGAGAGCGCGAGGCCCGCCGAATGGAATGCTGGTCGAGCCGCCAGGACCGCGAATGTCGCCAGCACCAAGTCCGCCGAAGAGGCCGCCGAATGCGCTCGACAGCCCGCCCATGACGAGACCGGCGAGCGGCGTCGTGACCGTCTGGCGCAAGATGATGCGCGCGATGTCCTGAGCGATCCCGGCCAGCACGCCGCGCAGCTTTTCACCGCGCAGAATCGCGTCCTCGAAAGCGGACTGGAACGACAGGCCGAGATCGCGCGCGAGGTTCTCGTTCTGCCGCGACTGCTTCTCGATGCCGGTCAGGTATTCGGTCTGCTTCTCGGTGGCTTTGCGGAACGCCTCATCCGACATCGCGACCAGTTCGTTGTACCGCTCCTGGCTGATGATTGCGGCATCGAGCGCCTGGGCCAGCAGCGCCTGCTGATCGGCCCAGCGCCGCGTTGCGGCGGTCAGCGGGTCGAGGGTGTTTTCTAGGGACATGACATCGGATAGGAACCGCTGGCGCGCACGCTCGGCCTCTTCCTGCGCGCGAGCGGCGTCACGGACGGCCTCGGCTTCGCGCTTCTTCTGCTCCTCGAACTCCTCGCCGCCCCGCTTCAAGTTCGCGGTGCTCATGTCCACTTGTTCTTGTTCCTCGACGAGCCGGTCATGTTCGCGGATCAATTTATTGATAGCGTCGATCTGAGACTGAATTGCCGCGACGTTTGCCGCCGCTTGAGCCTCGACTATTCCTGACATCTCGCTCGACGCCGCTGCGCCGCCGCCTGTAGTCATCATGCTGGACAGGCGATTGCGCTCGGCCATCAAGCCCTCAAGCCGCACATTCGCGCGAATGCCGGTCTGTCCTCTTCCGCGCTTCGCGCTCTCCTCGCTCATGCGCTTGATCTCTTCCGTCAGGGAAGAGACCTCATCAGTTGCGGCCTTCGCGTTCTCGGCCATCTTGTCGAACATCATGTAGATGCCGCCGCCGATGGCGAGCGCGGCACCAGCGATTGCGCCGAACGCCCCGAAGATCCCGAGGAACTGTGAACCCTGCTGAATGAACGCGACCATTGCGGACTGGCCGCTTGCGACTTGAACGGCGAAGTCGCCAAGCTGATAGCCGGACTGCTGCGCGACGAAACCGAACTGTCTACTCGATGTCGCCGCCGCCGCAGTCGCCGCTCCCATCGCCGCAGTCGCAGTCGCCGCCGACATGTAGCGCTGCTGCGCGAGGCTGATGATCTGCGCGCCGCGCTCCTGCGAGATGCGTCCGCGCTCCACTGCGGAGTTGACGCGATCCACGATCTGCTCGTAACGCAGCTGCGAGGCGAAGCCCTTATCGAGCGATCCTTGGAGGCGATCCATGCTCGTCGCGGATGACACGATGGTCCGCGTCATCTCCTCCTGAGAGGACGATGTGCGGCGCGTCTGCTCGGACGTTCGGGCAAGCGCCTGTTCGTATCGCGATTGAGCGGCGGCATTCTTCGTCGCCGCATCTTCCTCGGTGATCGCTCCGCGCTGCACAGCCTCGGCGATCAGCTTCTGCGAGCGCGCCAGTTCGCCCTTCGCCTTGGCCGACCGACGCTCGGCCTCCTCAAATGCCTGAAGCGCCTGTGCCCCGGTCAGGTTCGCGCGTTCGACCTCGGCGGCGCTCGCCGCCATAGCTTCGTTCGCCCGATCAATCTCCTGCGCGCCGCGCGTGTATTCGCTCGCGTCGAGGCCAGCCTTGAGGATCGATTCCTTCGGCGCGTTGATCATTTCTTCCCCTCGATCTCGCCGCGCACGGCGAAGAACTCGCGATCCACTCGCATGATCAGTGCCACCTCATCCGGCCTCATCTCCGCGCCGGTCAGCCTCGACCATGCGTCGAGATCAGCCCAGGACAGCGGCTCGGCACCGTTGAAGCCGATGCGACGGCCCTGGTGAAGATCCAGCCACGCCGACCAGATATGCTCGCCCCAGGCGGGCAGCGGTGGCCCGTCTAGGCCCGCAGGGCGGCGTCCTAGCTGCCGCGCGACACTCTCCAGGTGGTCGCGCTTGCGCCCGCCTTTGCGCGGCAAGTCCAAATCGAAACGATGATGCGCGAAGGCGATCAGTTCGCCGTCGCGCTCAGCCAGTTTCCCAGATCGCCGATGTGCTCCTCGACCTGGCGACGGACCCACGCGAAGGTCGGATCGCTCATCAGTTCGCGCTTCGCCGCTTCGTCGCACTCGACGTCGAGCGGGTCGCCGGCCAGCGAGTACAGCCGCCAGCCGGTGATGAGAGCCACCAGCATCCCGACCTGTTCGGCCTCGATGTCATCGGCGGTCAGCTTCGCCGCGCGACGGTCGAGGCGCGCGATGGCGGATGCGCGACGCTGCGCGCCAGCCTCGCGGCTGTCGAGCGACAGGCAGTCGATGTACGCCGGATCGCCATCGCGCGACAGAAGCGGCGGACGACCGGCGACGGGGATCGAGAGATAGCAGCGCGTCGGCTTGTCCACCGACGCGCCGAGACCAGAGAAACGCGACATGCTCAAGCCGCCGTGTCGTGGATGCGGATCGTCGTGGTGTCGCGGCCCGCCGCGCTGCCGGTGTAGCGGAGCGCCTGGAACGGCAGCGAGATCGTCTGACCATTCGCGCCGGACAGCGGCATGTCCGCTCCGCCGAGCTTGACGCGCGGGAGGTAGATGCAGATGGCATCGGCATTCGCCGCCGATCCACTGTCCACGCGCACGATCAGCTGAAGCTCGCTCTCGTTCAAAAACGCATTGAACAAGGCGAAGTCCTCAACGAACGCCGACACCGTGCCGGTGACATTCGCGCGGCCCAGGAAGATCTCGGGCGCGATGTTCTGATTGATCACCGCTTGCATCTCGGCCTCAAGATCGAGAGCGATGTCGATGCCGGTGACGATGCCGAGCGGCGACGAGCCCGCGTCCGGCGACAGGATCAGACCGTTGGCCGAGGCGCATGCCGAGGACGACGTCGCGGCGGTGGGAGCCGTGAAATAGGGCGCGCTGCCCGCCGAGAGCGACACCGCATTACGGCCCATCACCGGGATCTCCACCGTCGAAAGGCCGGTGGCCGGGAGGCTCAGCGAGTAGCCGGACACGCGGCATTCGGTGAAGAGGCGCGAGAGGTCGAGATCCTCGCGATATTCCTCGATGCCGAACTTGCGCGCCGTGAAGCCCGAGGCCGGGACGATGGTCGTCTTGCCGGGACGGGTCACGGTGAAGCTGGTGTCGGCCACCGCGTCGGTGGTCGGCGCAGGGCTGACAGTGACGGTGCGGTTCGACGTTCCGCCGAAGCTGCGGATCACGAAGTTCCGGTCGTTGTTCGCCGTCGTGGCGAGCGTGCCAAAGCGGATGATGTCACCGACGCGCAGACCGCTCGTCACCGGGTCGCCCGCCGTGAACGTGAACGTCGAGGTCGAGCTGTCGCTGGTGACGCTGGTGAATTGCGTATTCGACAGCGACAGCGACGAGACCGCCGCGTCGCGGTGCGCGGCTACCAGAAGCTCGAAATAGGTGCTCGGCGAAAGCTCGCCCGAGATCGCGCCCTCGACGCGCCGCAGCCCGTGGCGGAAGTCCGCGATCTGCCGATCGGTCCTGATTTCCTCGGACTGGTAGCTGTCCTTCACCAGGTTCAGCGACGACGACACGCGCCGCAGCACCTGACCGCCGGACGTGCCGGGGTCGGTCGCGGTGTTCGGCTCACTGTTGGCCGTGATCGACCCGCTGCTGTAAGCCTTGTAGACGATGCGTGATTGCACGCCTTCGGAAATCGGCATGATCGGGTCTCCTTAGCCCTGGAAGCGATATTGGAACGGGATCGACGCGCCGCGACTATACCACGCGCCGTTCGAGCGTGTCGTGTCGGCGATGCCGACGATAGGTCCGACGAAGGTCAGATTGCCCGCGCGCCGCGCGCGGAGCGCCACGACGGCGGCATCGAGGAGGTCGAGGGTGACGTCCTCGCCGATGCCGACCTCGGAAAACACGCGAACGGCAACAGCGCCGAACCAGAGCCGCTCGTTGGCGAGCGAGCCGCCGCCGAATGCGCGCATCTCCTCGCGGCTGAACTCGGTATGCAAATGCAGCCAGTGCTGCACCTCGCCCGGTGTCGGCGTGTCGGGGTGTGCGTTCTCGTGCCAGATCACGCGATAGGTCTCGCCGTGCGGCCAGCGCGCATCCCAGACGGCCTTGATCTCGGTGCGAATGGTGCTGCGGAGGCTCATGCGCGGTACTCGTAGGTCCAGGGCAGCATCGTGCCGCGAATGAACCACGCGCCGTCCTCGGTCGCGCTATCGAAGATCTCGGTGGAGCCCTCAAGGAAGGATAGCCCCGCTTCGCGGCGCGAGCGGTAGACGCCGACCGCGTCATCGAGCAGGTCGAGCGCGGCGTCGTCGCCATAGCCGGTCTCCGCGACCACGCGGATCTCGACCGTTCCGCGCCACTCGCGGTCAGATGCCTCGCGACCGCCGGCATAGGCGCGAATGTCCTCGCCGTCGAAGTCGATCACGACATGCACCCACGCACGCGCCTCGCCGGGCTCTGGGACGCTCTCGTTGTCGTTCTGCTGCCAGAGTACCCGGTAGGTCGTTCCATGCGGCCAGCGGGCATCCCAGGCGGTCCTGATGGCATCCCTGATCGTCCGTAGCGTGCCGGGCGGCGCGATAAGCTGGATGCGCGGCGGGATGCCGCCGATGGCGATGGCGGCAGCGGCGACCTCGATGGCCTTGCCCGCTGCGAGCGTCGGAGACGCGGCGGTCAGTGTGATGGTGGCGACCGGGACCGCGATGGACTTGCCCGCCGCCAGCTGCGGCGCAAGCGCCGCGAGAACCTGAGCCGAGGCGAGCGGAATGGTGATGGACTTGCCCGCGCTGATCGACGGCGCTTCGCCACCGAGGAGGATGGTGGCGGTCGGCGGCGCGATACTGATGCCGGACGCCGCCTGGATCGTCGGTGGCGCGGCAGAGAGCGTGATGGTGGCCGAGGGTGCCGCGACGCTCTTTCCGCTCGCCACGGACGGCGAAATCGCGGCCAGCGTGATCGTGGCGGCGGGAACGACGACGCGCTTGCCCGCCGAGATTGCTGGAGCGTTGCCCGCGAGGCTGATCGTCGCCGCCGGAACCGCGACCCGCTTGCCCGCGCTGATCGACGGAGCGTTGCTCGCGAGCGCGATTGTAGCGGCAGGAACTGTGACGCTGTCGCCCGTCCTGATCGCCGGAACCTCGCCGCCCATGAGGATGGCAGCGACGGGAACGACGATGCGTTTGCCCGCCGAGATTGCTGGAGCGTTGCCCGCGAGGCTGATCGCGGCGACAGGAACGGCGACGCTCTTGCCCGCTGCGAGGCTCGGCGCGCTGGCCGCGAGCGAGATGGTCGCCGCCGGAACGACGATGGACGCACCCGTCGCGGCCTGGATGGTCGGCGCAAGGCCCGCGAGCGTGATCGTCGCGGCGGGAGCGTCGATGCGCTTGCCCGTGCTGACCGCCGGAGCGGTCGATGCGAGCGTGATCGTCGCGGCGGGGATAGCGACACTCTTGCCCGCCGCGAGGCTGGGTGCGTCAGCCGCGAGGCTGATCGCGGCGACAGGAACAGTGACCGTTGCGCCCGTCGTGGCCTGAATTGTCGGCGCATTGGCGACGACAGTGATAGTGGCGGTCGGCGCGGCGACAATCGCCGCGCCCGCGCCCTAGAGCGAG